CACTTGTCAATAACATTAGCCTATCACCTCAAACTCTGGTGTACAAAATACAAGTTTACCGCCATCTTTAATCCAGTCTTTTAAAATTCTATTAACAAACAATTCTTTAAAGTGAAACGGGAACACTAAGAAGTAATCTGCTTTCTCTTTTGCTTCATCTTCGTGTACAATAGGAATGCTACTACCAACTAGATACTTACCAATCTTATCTGGATGTATCTCAGCGGCGCCACTAATCACATCAATATCTAGTCCATAGTATTGCATGATTGTGTTACCCTTTGTACTAGCACCCATGATATAAACTTTCTTACCGTCCGCTACTTCTGAACGTAAGAAGTTCATAGTCTCATCTCTATTCTTATCGATGTTTGATTTCCAGTCAGTATATCGTTCTGTTGAGCAATCTTCATCATAAGATATACTACCTTTATCTAGGTGACGTATAAACAACTGGTAACTACCGCCATTAATATCATTCTCACGTACTTGATAAATCTCAAGTCCATTACGTTCTAATAAGTTTACTAATGCTTTGTATGAATAATATTCTAAGTGTTCATGTATAACGTTCCCCAAGTCGTTACTATCTAGCATAGGTCGTGCAGTCATTAACTGACAAATCCAAACACCAGTATCACTTAGGATACTCTTAATGTCTTGTACAAATGAGTTTGGGTTATCTAAATCATAGAACATGGCAACTGTTGTCACTACTTGTGCTTTTTGAATGTGCATCTTCTTTTCCCAATTCTTTATGTTAAAGAAGTCACCAATCATAATATCACAATTCTTTTTCAATTCACTGTGTATATTTTGTGCTGGGTCGATGCCAACTTTTATAACATTATCAGGATAGAAACTTAGCAGTGTGCCATCGTTTGCACCGATATCAACCACAATATCATTATCGTATAGTTCTATTTCTTTCTGTGCTTCGATTGTGATACTTTCTAAATTATCAACAATCTTTTTGTTTAACCTAGACAAATACCAATAGTTTTTATATAAATCTTCTTCACGTACAGTATGTGTCAGTTGAACTAAGTCACACTCATCACAATGCACTAGTGCAAGAGGAGCCATACCGATATCTGTGTTTGGTTCTTTGACAAATGCATTAATTTTCAAATCACCAATGTCGAATACTACGTTAAGGTCTGTATTACCACAACTACGACACTTTTTAATTTGTTTTACTTTTGCCATTATAAATCCTTTATGTAACTGATATCGGGATACGTATACGACCCTGCAATATCTTTGTTAACTGTTTTCGTCTTCTTAAAGTTTTCAAGACCCATAGCCGCAGTCTCTGGTGTCATAAACATATGATATCCTAAAACTGTCATCTTGTCATCTTCGTATGGTACGCTCATATCTCTGCCATCATGCACTGCACGTTGGGCCCAATCATAAAAATCTTTATCGTCTGTGAGTATCATACCACCTTTAATAGTACTTAGTATTTTCTTAAATTGAAAACTCAAACATTGGTAAGTTCCCTTGATATACATATTCTCAGTAAAGCGAGGAGCGCCATCTACAATGTTTGTTGGTTCGATTGGATATACACCAGACCATTGTCTGTCTGTGAATTCAACATCAAACCCAGCGTGTATCATTTGCATTGGCGCACTGACGTAAGTGTTCTTTGGTATTTTAACAGTACAAGTTCCATGTTTCTTCTTATAGTATATAGCACTTAAAAAAATAGCATGACTGCAACAGTCAGTTGCTATACTATATGGCGCACCAGAGTAATCTGCAATTACTCTTTCGAACTCATGTACTGTGTCAAATGGATTATTCATCTCTATCTCTTCCGTTCCAAAGTTCAGCGCCTAAATATATTGCTGAAATAATTATTGAAGTCCCAGCCATGATTACAACATCACTCATTTCCTGTCACCTTTATAATAGGGTTATTACATTTATCCCAATGCTTTGTTAACATACTTACAAAAGAGTAATCTTCTAATGCTTTGAACTTATGAGAAGTCCCGATTGGTATACGAATACTATCTCCTACTTCTAATACAATAGTGATATCTTCTCCGTTAGAAACAAACTCAGTGTACTCACACCTTCCTGCAACAACCATCATATACTCGTTAAACTCAGGATGATAATGATACCCTCGTTCATCGTCTTTTTTTGTAATCATAAGATTGTACTCAGTCAAACTATCATTGACCGGGAAACTGAATATAGTACCTCGTTTATCTTTGAATATATCTGGGTTTACTATTTCTGTCTTACTGTTATCACTTATCTTTTTGTATCTCATCTGCTAACCATGAATAAACATCTTCAAAGTATCCCTTTGTGATGTCTCTGAATTCTTTACTAAAATATCTTCTTTTATTATACACTAATCTGTCACGGATTTCAAGTGTTTTCTGCTTTAATTCTTCTTGCGTCATGTTATTAATCGTTTGCATCTGTGCTAATACCATCTCTGTACGTTTGAACATATCTTCTTCTATGTCATAACTATTATCAAAAACGTCATCGAATGTATCAAATCCCCATTCTCTGAGAACTTCTAATGTTCTAGGTTGTCCTATAATCATAAAAGGATGCATGAATACAATTGCTTTAAATATAACTTCTGATATGTAACATCCTGGTCCTATCGGACTGCTCTCTGTTAATATACTCATAAAAGAGTTTTGATAGAATGATGCTGAACTCCACAATGTATCATCATAGAAGCAACCATTTTCTTGGAAGTCTGTTACATCTAATACTAACGGCAAGTCGTTCATAAACTCACTTGCTTGTGTTCTGATTTTATCTATATCAACTAAGTTATACTGGTCAAACACTTCATTGTAATCTTCTTTGTCTTTGACAATCCATTCAATATGCTGTTCAAATGTTTCCCCGTCCATCTCTCTTGCACAACTTATCAAGTTGTTATCAATCATTCCCATCTCATGTAATCGTAATAAGAAATACATTCTATGTGGTTTGTGAATTCTATTAAAACTTAAGAATGTATTATCACATGTTCGTTGGTCTATGAACTCGTCTGCGATATCATATTTTTCCTCCCAGTAGTAGTGGTTCCACCCAGGAACAAAAAACGTTTTAATGTTTGATTTGTTATGATGCGGTGCAAAGAAGTCACCGGATACCCAACACGTATTGTTTATATCTGCGCCTGCTTCTTCTAGTTTCTCATTCACATTTATGTTTTCATGGTAGAAGAAATCTCCTTCAACACATATTGGTTCTTGTACTGTACTGATTATGACTCTAGAGTCTTTAGGTAACTGTTCTACTACACTACCATCTTTAACACACTCAATGCCTGCATTTCCCATCTCTTGTGAGATGTTCGGTTCATATATTAATCTATTGCTTTCGCCGAATGCAATATCAAACTTAAAGAAGTTATGTAATAGATATCTCCACCACTGTGAGTCTCCACCTTTGAAATGAGTTGTATTTACTTTTATCATATATGCTTCGCAATCATATTTGCAATTTCAGTGTGTCCTTTAGAAGACCAATGTCTGTCATCTTTTGATATATAGTAAGCATCTCGTTCTTCCTTTGAATTAGCAATAAAAATTTGTATAGGCATATAAGTAAAGTCTCTGTCATCGATTAGGTTACTATGTAAATTATGTAAGTTTGGATTTATTTGTCTTTCGACATCCCACCAATACGTTTTAAAATTACATATTTTACCTAAGCCTCTGATAAGCAATATATTCTTATTATAGTTTTCTTTATCATTTTCTTCGCTTTGCATGTTAATGAAACTTGAATGTATATCTTTAAACCATTGTTCTTTATCCCTGCCAATAAAACCAACACTTAAATTGTTTGGTTTTCTGTCTTTATAGTATGTTCTTCTATAAGCGAAAGTCATTCCTGCAATTACAATTTCAATTTGGTTTCCATATTTTGAACACCAATTAGATAATACATGTGTAATAGAATCGTTTGATGCTCCTCGTACTCCTACATTTATAACTTTATAATCTTTGAATATAGTTTCTTGTAACTTATTAGACCACGTATCTTTGTAATATACTCCGTCACCGAATGTAAAACTATCACCCACACACAATACAATTCTATCTTCAGGGTTAATAGTTTCTTCAGGTGCAAGACTTCTTGTTTGGTATTCGTAATTCCAATCATCACAAATGTTATACCAATTATCGTTGCATGTCGGATGAGGTGTGCGATACATTTCGTCAAAATTAAACATTACATGTATCCTTTTAGTCTATCATATAATTCTGGAAATGTTTCTTCAAAACTTTCACCGCGCATCTTATCTAATGAATGCGTGTAGTCCATTGCTTTTTTAAGCAAAGCAAGGTCTGTTGGTTTCTCTCCAAATTGTTTAATCCCTAATATCTTTCCTGGGTCTTCGTCTTTTGGAAATGCAGGTGTGACCTTTTCGATAATTTCTTTTCTTATTTCTAATGGCAACGCATCTGGGCTGAACCAACTAGGTTGAGTTACAAAGTTATGATGTACCCATATACCGTTAGAGTTTGCCCATTCTTTCATCTCGTCCAAGTAATAAAAATTCATCCAACTAACAGTCTGTGTTACTGCAAATTGCATAGTATCTTTATGTTCTAACAGCATATCAACTGTTTCATTCACCTTATCCCACTTCGTCGGATGTCTTATGTACTCATTTCTGATTCCAATGTCATCAATGCTAAACCCAACTTCTACATCATCAAACTGGTTCCAGATATCAATAATCTCAGGTGTCATATTTGTCATGTTAATATTGTACCAAAGTTTTACATTCGTTCTTCCTGCATCAATCATACGTTGTAGAAATCTGAAATGCTCTTTGATTAATGTTGGTTCTCCACCATTAATATAGAATACTTTTGCACTCTTTGAGTTTTCAAATAAGTCATCCCAGAATGTATCTTGTTCTGGCCAATCGAATTGGTTATGCTCTTTGTCAAACAAATCTAATGTAGTGAATTTACCACGCAATTTGTTATAGTCGGTTATCCATTTACTACTGCTCCAAGGGTTGCATGTTCTACATTTGACGTTACATATATTACCTAGACGCAACTCTATGAACTCTAAATCAATATCTTTTAACGAACCATCTTTTCTAGTTCTATCTCTTGCTTCTTCAATTGTAAAGTGTGAAAATGTTTTATTCTCTTTTGCTCTTTTACTCCATATCCCTGCTTCTTCTTCTCTGTAGCATCTCTTACACATCTCTGGTTCTTTTCCGTTTAACATATCTAATCTCACATCGTTAAACGAATCGCCATTCATAATTTCTTCAATAGAATGATTTTTTAAATCTAAAAATATATCACCACTAACACTTCTCGGGTCGTCATCTGAATTCTTAGTATACATGCGTGAGCGTGAGATTCCATTATGATGGTCTGCAACGCAACATACTGTAGCGCCACCATGAGGATGTGATGCTAGGTGTATCCAAGGTAAGGTGCAAAATGTTTTACTCATCTCTAATTATCTCCATTATATGATGAGCGAATGTCTTATGATGTACAAACCCCAGGTGAGAACCATCTCTTGCTCTGTTGCTTCTATTTTTTGGGTTTTCTAACGGGTTATAAAAATCGTCATCTACAAATGTGGTTTCTCCAAATCTTTTATGATAGAACTTTATATCTAATACCTCGCATAATGCATTTACGGCATTTAAGGTCATTTGTTCTTTATATAGTCTATACTCATTTGCATACAACAGCATATTCTTATATACTATATTTTCTTCAACATTAGTTGGACACATATTCATTGGGATGCCACTCTTGTCATCTATAATAAACATTCTATCATGGTTTGGAATATTAGCACATATCATCTTCGGATTAAACTTTTTAATGTAAGGCAAAAATCTTAACCATTCATCTGTAGACCCGCCAGGTATACACAAATTAATAAAGTTATATTCTGTATCAAATTCTTTTTCTATCATGTCATGTAGTTGAGTAGTCCATATTTCATCTTCTGGGACCCCTATACCAAACCCATGACTGCAACCTAAGTAAATTATAGATTTCTTATTAATAAAGTCTATGGTGTCAAAGTTATCACATCTCCAACCCTGTAGGCTTAGTTTGTATGATACACTATCTTTAGTATAGTTAGTTTTAGACGGGTCATAATTTTTACTGCTATCTGCTAGTAACCATTGTAGTTCAAAATCATAGTTTTTATTTTCAACTTCATACCCGGTTAATGCCTGTCTTCTTACTACATAGTTTAGAGGCCATGGATTATTAAATGATATTTCACTATGTAAATTATCTTTATCCATTTTCATATTCCATCCACCAGTTATATAATTCTGGACAATGCTCTTTGTATATTTCTTCGATTGTTGGCATACCAGTTTCTTTATCTTTTCTTATATCACTCAGTTTTGCTTGAAATCTTCTACCACCTACTGATGGTTCATGGTGGTCGTTCCATTGTTGTGCAAATGTAGGACGATTTTTCATTTCATGTAATGTTTTGATTAGTGTCTCTTGCTTCGTAGTTGCTCTTGGTTCCATGTAATCTAAGTTGTCTTGTATTACTTTGTCAAGTATATGTCTTGGCCATGCAAACGGAGAGAACACCATATCAGGATGAAATGCAAACATCATCTTTGTTTCCATACGAACATTTAGTTCTTGGCTTAAGTCAAACAGTTCTTTCAATGAGAACATACCAGGACCTGTAATAGTCAAGTCCAATAACATTTTATGCTCGCCGCCCGGCAAAGCAACTCCTTGTTTAAAGTTTTCTAACCACTCTTCCCATACTAAACCAGTTCGAATGAATTCACCAATCTTACCTGTGCCGTCAATACTTGCACACATCATCCAATCTTTAAACTGTGGAAGATAATCATATAGATTTTTTCCTTTAAAGTCAACACGGGATAGATTAGAGTTATATCTTAGATAACAATCTTTGGCAGTACCTGCCTGTGTCATCTTCTCTAATGTCTCCCAATGAATATCATACATGAGTGGTTCGCCACCGACCCAATAAATTTCTTCTACGATACCGTCATCAATTGCTTTTCTGAATTCTGGTTCAACAACATCTATCTGAAATGAATTCATTTTCTTTTTTACATCTGGTATCATAAACGGATGTTCTTCGGGTGACCACAAGTCATGCTTCTTTTTCTCTGCTTCCCAACTTGAACTCAATAGTTCTCCGCACATTCTACACTTGAAGTTACATAGATTGCTAAAGCGATAGTCAAAAGAAATAGTAGGCATAGATGTTCTGCCATCATCATCTGTCTTCTCAAATGCTTCTTCAATCTTGTGATTGAATAGATGCCCAGTAAACCATTTTTTATATGAACTCAAACTTAGAATGTCATCGTTACAAACGTCACACTGTGGGATAGTTTCACCTGCCATAAGTTTCTTTCTTATGTCCATCATATACGGTGAGTTCCAATGTTCTTCTAATGTGAGTGGGTTGAAATCATCTGCTTTAGTTTTGACTTTCTTTTCTATACCATATGAATCATCATTTGATGCATCAATGTATTGCTTCTGAAACTGATGTTCTTCACGTGATGCACAACACATTCTTCTCTCACCTTGTGGAGATATGTAAGTGTGTGTCCACGGTGCCATACAGAAAGTTTTGTTCTCACTTTCTTCTGGTTGTGTCCCATTATCATTCCATATTGGTATAATTCTTTTAGTCATATTTTATGTCTCTAATCCAAGGTAATATATCATATATATTTTTCTTTTTATATTTGTTAATTCTGTCAAACACTGATTTATTTGTAATCCATAATTCTTTTCTATCATTGTTAATATCAAAATCATCGTAAAGGTCTGTTATGATTGTACGCAATTCATTTACGTTATAACCTCTTTCATCTAATTCATCTAATATATCTGTATTTAACAGTTTTCTAGGCATCATCCGTATATCATACTCAGGAGGATGTGCGAGTGGAGTGAATCTTAATCTTTTATTTAAATCTTCTCCGTCAATTTCTTCTAGTTCATTTATAGTTTCAATAAGATTATCATACGTAATCATACTAGTAACCAGGTTATAAGTTAGTTCTATTTCAGAACAAGATGATAGTCTAGTCAAATTCTTTTTTATTGCTTTCCAAGATGAACCATGTCGCTGGTATTCGCCTGCTAATCCACTTGAATCAATTGAAGCATCTATAACAACTGGTGTTTCCCATTCTTTCCATATGTCTATAAAGTCTGTACCTTTATATTTTAGTGTTGAACAATTAGTGTTGTATCTTAATTTAACATTAGTATTTTTACTTTCCACTAACCAGAGCAATAGATTGCGATGGTGTTCTAATAGTAACGGCTCTCCTCCAGCAAAATATATCTGAAACTCTTTTTCTTTTTGTCCTCTTGTTATGGTTTGTAATACTTTTTTCATTTCATTAACCATAACATCAAAGTTATTGTCATTGACTTCTACAAACTTTTCTCTTATAAAGTTAGGTCTCATTATATCTTCATTGAGTTGCCAGTGTCCAGAACTTAATGCATGACAACACATCAGGCACCCGAAGTTACAATTATTACTTGGGCGCATATCCCAATAATATATAGTGTTAAATGTTCCATCAAGTATATCAGGTACAAAATGCGAATATCTCTCCCACATAGTTTCGAGTAAACTCGTACCAGGTGCTTGTTTTTCTTGTTGCCAACATGCATTGCACTCTGTGGGTTTCTCGCCGTTTATAAACTTTCCTTTAAGATTGCGCATTGTAGTAGATGTTACAATCTCATCAAATGTGTTTTCGTTTAAGTTACCTACTGAACCTTTATAGATACAGCATGGTTTAACATCGCCTTTTGGGTCCACGTATGTTGCAGTCCAAGGAGCAGTACAGAAATTTTTTATTTTTTCATTCATAATAAGTTTTTTTCTTTTATTAAACTATTCCTAGTATCTGACATATCTTGTCTCTTAACTTTCTTACCGCAAAAAACAGAACATGCTCTTAATCTTTTATTTCTTACGTCCCTATCTTCGAAACTTTCATTCCATCCAGTGGTAAATATCTCTCCATTAATGATGTCTTCTAATGAATTATGTTTTAATGATATAGTTTCTTCACCATAACTATTTATAAAGTCTCTTACTGGTGTCACCATAGTGTTGTCACCGTATGCATCATCGTATATGGAAGCAGTATAACAGCATGGAAAAACTAATCCATTACTATTAATAAAAATCTTATCATCCTTTATTGCTTCGCAATTTATATCACACTCACTTAACTCTTTTTCACGTTGTGTTAATTCTCTGTTTGGGTCTAATGTTTCGTGTTGGTTGCTAGGCCATGCAACAGGATGTAACGGCATAGTTGATTTTTTTAATTGTAGATTTATATCGTCAATGGTTCCTTTATCTAACTCAGTAGATAATTTATTTCCCTCAGTGATTGAAAGTGCACCTAAGCCTCTATTAGATATTTCTGCACTCGTATGTTCACCTGCTTCATATATCGGCGATTTGATAGTATACTGAAATTCTCCCATATTACCATGAACGTTTATACTATTGTCACCATTGAACCCAATTGGCCTCTTTGCAAAGAATTCAACAAACCCTAGTTCTTCTGCAAGTTTTGTTGCTTCGTCTACTTGATGTTCATTGTGCCTGAATACTAGAAATTCCCACTTTGCTTTTGCACCAGTAGAAATATAACTAGTCATTGCTGTGATTATTTTATCCCAGTGTGTACCTCTTCTGTATATGTGATTAGTATCTTCAAGACCGTCAACACTAAATATGCAGACACCTTTTGGGTAAAATAATTCACCCAATTCACGCCAGAATGTTTCATCTCTACCGCTGGCATTTGTATTCATAACAAACATAATCTCTGGATTAATAGACTTCATATATTGTAAAATAAGAATCAAATCGGGGTTAGTCATTGAGTCACCGTAGTTACCACACATAGTCACTAATTCTAACTGTGACAACATCTCCTCTGTAAACCAAAGTTTTGCTTGTTCTAATGTAATATATGTTTCTGTGAATCTTTCATTCTTTAGTCCACCGTTTGCTCTACGAGAGCAAACAGGACATATGGCATTGCACAGACTACTAGTTTCAAAATCTATTCTTTTAATATTTTTGTATTCAATCATACCGTAGTCGTCCGTTATCATCCCACGACCACTGTTTTAATAGTTTCCAAAAACATTCTCTCACTACTGCTTCATTGTCGAATAGAGATAATTTATCTTCCAACGAATTTTGTTTTACTATTGTAGTATGTACTGGAATAACTTTACTAACCTTGCCAGTTGTATTCAGTTGTTCATATGATATAGGTAAGATATTATATTTTTGATGTAATCTAATTTGGTTGAAGTACCAACGATTAAATGTATCGTTCATCTCAACGCCACATTGAGTTAAGATATCATAAGATTTTTCTGTGTCTATTGGCTTATATTCATGTTTTGTTTCACTATTCCAAACCTCAGAATGTCTTGCTATGACATTACTAAGATAGGTGTCAAATATATCTTGTCTATATGAGAAATAGATGTTGTCTACTTGTTCACTATCAATAAAATATTCTAGTAAGTTAGAGTGACGGTCTATAGTAATACCAGTGTCGATATGCATTTTCATAGTCCAGTCACTATTTGACTTTGTATAAGATACTGCATTCATAAAATTATCATTATGCATTTCAGATACATCGCCTCTGGACATGGAGTAATGATGTAATAAACTACTATACAACATCGTGCTACCTGTTCTTCCGTAGAATATTATCAAATTTTTCATGTCTAACTCCCTAGACTATCTGTTTCAGTATTCCATCCAGGTTGTGTTTTTTCATGCTCATCATCACCGCCTGTATATTCCTCTTGCGTTGCTGGGTCAGATGAATTAATAATTATTTCGATTCCAAACTTACCACTTAAGATGTCATCTTTGTTAGGTACTTCTGCTTTTAACGTTGTATACCAATCAGCAATCGGTCCAGGAAAAGTATCAACAAAGTTCTTATTTCGACGGATATCATATTGTTCAAAAAATGACTTGAAGTCATTATATAGTTTATCTTGGTCTGCTGTATTCTTATGTGGGGTTTTAACAATATCTAAGTAATCAACTAGACGTTGTATACTTGCTACTTCGCCTTCACTTAACATACGAACAGGCCTAGAACTCCTCAACCACTTCTCTAACTTTTCTTTATAGAATGTTTTAATTTCAATTGGAAGAATAGCCGCACTTTGAAACGATGGAAAACGCAAAATGTTTAATGTCATCGATGGCGCACGTAGGCCGTATTCAATGCGCAAGTCTAACATTTCATCCATAAATTCTGTGATTGTAGTTAAACATAATGCATTAATTGTCATCATCATATGCAATTTAGATACGTTTGATTCTTTTAGAACACGATGAATATTTTCTTTCCAGAAGTTATAATCTAGTCCATCACGTATATATTCTGCTTGTTTACCAACTGCTTCCATTGAAGTGTAAATTTCAAAGTTAGGAATATGATGTGATTTTTCAATCAACTTATCTAATACTTTATTAGTTTCTGGGCATAAGTTACTATTAATGGCAAAACGCATATTACGTCCTCTATCTGGATTCTGTTCGAACCAATCGAACAATTTCCACGTGCCTTTGTGCATAATAGGTTCACCACCGGTGATACGAATTTCTTCTAAACAATCTGCTAAGTCACTCTCCCACCACTTATGAAATGCTTGTACATACGGATTGTCTTCTTGTCTTTTTGTCGGTGAGTCAGCCCACGGCGCAGTATCGATAAAGTGTCCGCGACCATCAGATTGAATATTCTGATATCCACCATAGTCTTTGATATCTTTAACCCATGCTGTACTAAATGCTGGATTACAATAAGAACATTTAAAATTGCATGCCTTATCAAACGAGATTTCCATAGTCTTTAGATTGACATTTTCATCCCATGGCATTGTAGCAGAATCAACTACATCTTTATCTTCAAATATCTCTGTTTTAAATACACGGTCAGATATATGATTTTTTCCCATATCTTCAACTTTCCAACAGTATTCACACTCTGCTGGTCGCTCACCCTCTTGCATCATCTTGCGCATTTTCTTTTTATGTGGGGTATTATGAATTGCTGATGGATTGCTTTCAAGTTCTTCTAAAGGAATCCAATGTCCTGGTGGGTGATGGCAACTTGTAGTTTGTCCATGCCCTAACCAGATAGTAGCATTATACCACTTAGCGGCACAATATGATGGACTAATAGTGTCAATCATTCTTGTTTTATACTGATGGAGTGTCTCGCCATCCCAATGTTTTCTACCCATACTTTTCTCTATATTCTTCCTGTGCTTCGTACCAAAACTCCTCCATTTCAGGAAAAGTTTCTATAAAGTTAAGTCCTCGTCTTTGGTCATACTGTTCAAAGTATTCATAAAAACGAATTAACCTGTTACTAAGGTCTTCTTCATAAATATTTTCACCTTCTTTAGCCCAAGCCAAATCTCTTTCTAATTTTAAGACCTCATACTCTTTGAACCCTTCATACGTCACCCCATATTCCATATTGTTTAGAACTTTTGTTTTCATATAATTGATGTTCTGTTGTATTATGTCTAACATGCCATCATCACATAATTGAATGTTGAACCAGTTTGGGTCTCTCATATAAGGAACATCAAACCATACCTTTTGTGCTAATACTTTGTGTCTCTTTTCAACTTGATACTTATATCCAAACTTCTCTCTAGTTTCTAAGATATAATCTAAGAACCCACGCAATGAAGGGACACTCAATAAGTTAAATGTATTAATAAATGTTACACTAACTCTTGTAGTCTCTGATAGTAGTCTATTAACATTTCTCTTTAATTTGTCCCACTCCAACCCATCACGTATATATTCTGCTTGTTTTCCTATACTATCGACACTGATAAACACACTGATATGTTTACATGAAACATTATTATATACATGGTCCCATATATTCCAATCTGGGTTCTTTTTATATTCGCTTAGGTATACAAAACTATTATCATCTGTTTCTTCGCATGGTCCCAGACCTTTAAATGTTTGTGTCACATCCTTCCATAACATAACATCTGTGTTGGGCATAATTCTACATGCTTCTGCACCATGTAATGTTTCTTCAATAATGTACTGTGGCCATTCTTTCCAGTCACTGCCGTCTTTTGGGTCTTTTGCATAAAACAGAATATTTCTATAATTTGGATTTGCTGGAAGTTTAAATAAATGGGCAAAATCTACTTCTTTGACTGTATTATCGTTATCAGAAATTAATGGCTGTTCTAGTAGTTTTACTTTTTCAATAAACTTATCAAATAGCGCATCATCTGGTGGGCACATGTTTGTTGTCAATGAAATTTCTAAATCAGGGTTCGGGTTATCTCTAATATAATCTAGTACTTTAAATGTATTTTTGTCCATGAGAGGTTCACCACCTGTCATACGAAATATCTTTAGATTAGGATAAGCATCTGGCCACCATTTCCAAAACGCTTCAATATACGGATTATCTTTTCGTGCAACTTCTAAAGGCATTAAGCCAATAGTTTTAAGTTCTTGTATATTGTTATGACCACCACCATCAGAAAATAAGAAAGGTCTGTTCTCTTTAATATCATCTTCCCATGCAGTAGATAAGTGAGGTGAACAATATGCACACTTAAAGTTACATGCTTGATTGAAGTTTACTTCAACATAGCGTGGAGAGATATCATGGTCCCAAGGACTGTTTACTACCTCTTCCCATGCGTCTTTGACCCACCACTCACTTGAACGATAATGTCTATCACTTAACGCATCTTTATTTGCATCTTCAACATTCCAACAATACTGGCATCCTTCTGGTCTTATACCATTTTTCATTTGCCTGCGTTCTTCTAATTTGAACTTAGTATTATGAAGTGCATTAGGATTTACTTTTAACTCATCTAGTGGAATAGGATGTGTTGGCGGATGATAGCAACTATGTGTGCGTCCTTGAGGCAAGTGCATACTGACTTGTAACCATTTTGCCATACACATTGATGGTGACAAATCATCTAGTTTAACTCTGCATGCCTTAGCATCATCGTTATAGTTTGCCATTATCTATCCCAACCAGTTTGTTTTTCAGTTGCTAATGGATTAGGGTTTCTTGGTGGATTCATATACACTCGTTTAAAAAACGTAGCCAACTCAGCAGTTGGGTCTGCAATTTCCATACCAATCTTATCTGATAGGATATCACCGATACGAATTGCTTCATCATATAGTTTGTCATAATCCCATTTTACTTTTGTTGCTTCGCATTTTTCATCACCACCTTCAAACTTAGGAAGTACTGTACCTTCAAAATATTCTTTGAACCAATCATAACTTGAAATGTTTTCTAATAGATAATCTTCTACAAAGTTAACATCATAGCATCCTAGTCTTGCACCATAGCATGCCCATACGCCATTTTCTACATCTGACCCAACGTTGCACCAAGTAAGAAGGCGTTCATAGTTCTTAGGCCAGATACGCTTTTTGAAATCTTCAACGGGTACGGTTTTGCCTTCGTCTAGTGACATCTTAACACCTTCACGGTATCCTGCTCTAAATGCCTGAAACGGAGAACCTGCATTAAATACTTGAGAGTACACATTGTTCATCTGAATGTAATTCAAGTCCCAACAGAAGTCAACTTTTTTTGTTTCGTCAACTGCATTTTCGTGTGTTTGCATTTCTAATACAAGGTCTACAGGCCAACATTTGATGCCGCCGTTACCATATACTAATCCGTTAACAACGTTCTTTGCTGACCAAGAAATAACCGAATTTGTTAAGTCTGTGTCATCTGGGAACACAATTGCTAAATCAAAAAACTTCTCATCAACAATGTTATCACCATCAATAGTAATAAACCTGTCTGTCTCACTTTGTCTTGCGCATTCTTTGTGTGCGTTGTCAAATCCTTTAACACCGTCGACTCGTTTCGCATAAGGAAACTTCATCATTATATTTGCCCAGTGTTCTTCTTTATTTGGCTCATCGTAACTTAAATAGAATACATCTAAATCGCCTATGACTATCTCTGCCATACTACCTCCATGAATAATTGTCAAAATACTTCTGCGTATATACGCTTACATTGTATTTATTATATTCGACTTTAACGTTTTTCCCGGTTGTCAGCAATTCTGAAAATGGGACTGTAACTGTCTGAATTAAGAAATCAGGTCTGTCTTTGTGTGTAACGAAAAAAACATGATGTGATTTACCTGCAACAGTTATATCTTGTCCTTCATTCAATTCAAGTTTCTGCTTTAATTCATTACTACATGATATTGATAAAATGTCATCTTTCATAGATACTGTAATATCTGGATTATCACTATTTTCAATCTTATATAATTGGTTGTTCTTACTGCGTCTTTTTATATCAACTTTACTTTTTATAATTTCAAAAATTAAAGGATTACTTGTGCGCCTGACTACATGGTCTGATAGTTTCAATGAACCATCTAGTAACCCCATAACATCTTCAATTTCGAACCAAGCAAATAGTTCCTTTCTATCAATCTCTCTATTAGATATTTGTACAATTTTATTATACTCATTAAAATAGACTGCGCGGCATGTGTCTGTTTTTACTAAACTACTTTTCATTTACTGCATCCTCTAATATTTTAATTTTATCTGCGCTCATCCATTCTTTTTCTACATAGTGAAATGGTAAACTTTGTATATAATTACCGACACGAATAGACAAATCAGAACTCATTTCACTAGGAATACTCTTTGTCCAATCATTATCAATTTGATTATGTGGTATATTTTGAATTTTACTTTTCATGTGTACGAATGTAGGAACATCTTTGATAGAATAATCACATGTTTCTTCTTCAATGTCAAGTAGTTTAATAGCAAGTGCAAACGCAACATCGGCACTCATCCACTTTTGACCTACTCCTTTAAGAAACTTATCATAATACACATTCCAATGTTTCATAATCAACTCTACCATTTTAAAGAACTGAAATGTCAATTCGCTTTCCTTAAAATATGTAAAATTACTATACACGTTTGGTAATTCTAATTCTGTAAATTTCTTTCTATAGAAATCATCAATGACATCTTCATTGCGAAATGTCTTAACATTCGTACATGCCCATATGTCTTTCTTAGAAAGATAATCCCACCAATGGTCTACGCTTGTTGTGAATACCATATCACTATCAAGTATAATAGTTTCTTTGAATGGAGTCATATGTGGGTATTTCCATTTATTATGTATTTTCCACCTTGCGTCTGGGTCAATATCACCCCACGGAATATCTACAATATAATCAAACACTTTTCTATGCTTGTCTTCAATTAATGATTTTGTGTTCTCGTCAACACATACACAGATTGCGTTTTCTTTTTGTGTTGCTTTGAGTGACAAAGCCAATGCATATGTCATTTCTAAGTAATCGTGTTCTTTATTATTCTGTGCGATTACGATGTAGCCTCTGCTTGACCCTCTTACGAGTGACCCAGTGACATCTTTTGGTGTACTTAGACGGTCATCATTATAAACATCGAGGATATCATTGGATAGGTCATCTTTGTTCATATTTTCTCTCCGTTTTCCAAGAGGTCATCGACACATCTTGCTATTGCTTTCTTATTCATAATATGCAGGTCTGTGTTTGTGAACCGGGTTAATATATGTTTTTCTGTCGATTCGGGTGTCGCACAAAACATAATAATATCATTGTGTGAGTTTACTCTATAGATATCATCTAAATCAAAACTGTTATTTAAATATTCAATAGGCAATCTAGGTACTTTAAATTCGACACCACCGTTTAGAATATGCAATGCCATAGAGAATGCAAAGTCGTTTCTAAACAAGTTACCGCTACAGTTATACAAATAATAATAGTATTTAAAGTTATACTTAATATGATTTATTAGTGTAAATAAATGTTCTGTGTATTCTGATTTCTTAAAATAAAAAACTGTTGCCCAATACATAGGAATACTAAAGTTATCGATATAGGAAACGTTGCCGCCATGTCTACCGGCAACGTCCCTATACTGACAATTTATCATAAAGTCATTTTCACTGCCCCATACTTGGTCCAGTACATTATTCATAATAAAATAGTCACCATCAATGACAAGAGTTTCATCATATGGTGACAACTCATACACATCTGCACGTGACATATTTCTAAATGAAGCATATTCTGGTGTAGATGAAGTATCCTTAAATAACCTGATATTAGCAGGCTGTGAACTTTCTGAAACGATTACTCTATCAAAGTATTCATTAATCAGTTTTTCATCGCTCTTTAATGTGTATTCATCGGTGACGAGACAAATCTCATCAAACTTTGACATATTTTTACGTACAAAACCCGCACAAGCACATGCTGTTTTTCCGTAGTTTATGTAGTCATTATTTTGAGCAAATATAATAATTCCTTTGCTCATTAGATTTCTAACACCTTCTCAATCTTGCGTGAACTACGTAACTTCTGATACTCATTATAGTAATCATTTGTTACTTCAAAATACAAACTAGATATTTCTTCAAGGAATTTAACAGTGTCTTCAATATGAATTGGTATGCTATTCTTGTCTAGTATTTTAATTTCAGTTTTACCGCTAGTTACAACAAAGTGTACAAACGAAATCAACGATTGGTCTACAATAAAGGAACCTCCCGCTGTGCTGTAACTTAATAGATTTTGTGTTTTAACTTTTAAATTGTTTTTAGATAGGTTGAACGTCTTCATTGTGTTAGAAAAATCTAATGCTTGTGCTAGGCGTTCTTGTTGTTCTGTGTTGCTCTTTTTGTTTGACATGGTTAATCTCCTGTATTATTACTATAATACATTAAATTTATACTAATGTCAAGTGAATTTTTAAGAAAGTGCAGAAAGAGTCGTGTATGTACGGTCCCAATCAGAGTTTGTACCATCAGTCATTTCAACACCATCAGGAGAGTCATCTGCTACTAGTTCGCCTACTTCAACAGTCAGTGTACCTGCAACATAATCAGTACCAGTCCATGAACCACCACCGTTATTGCTCCAAGAACCACTATCGGCCGCATGTGCATCATCAAATGAGATTTTTACATCGATTGACTCTGTTCCTTGAAGTTTTGCGTTGATATTTAATTGGTTAGCAGAATAATCACCTGTACCACCTTTTGTGTATACATTTTGATAAGTTGAAGTTAGTTGATTAAAACCAACACCAGGAGTTCCTACATTAGCAGAACTCTCGGTTGCAGTATGTCCAAGTTTTACTGTTGCAATTGTACTAAGTACACCTTGCCAGTCTAAACTCTGTGCATCTGACCCTACGTTAGATAACGTAGAGTCGAAACGAATTTCACCGCCCGCATTGAAAAACTGTCTTCTTGAATCTTCTGAAGCAAATGTAACTCTAACTTCATAATATACTTGATTTGCGTTTGTCCAATTAGGAGTACCATTATTCGGGTCTACATAGGTTTCGGACGCTGAAATTGTATTAGAAACAACAGTCATATACGAAATATCACTGTTTAATTTATTAGAAACAACATTTGAAATATCAGTTTCTAATGTTGATAATATAGATATAACATTACCAGGCGAAGGCCATGCCGCATCGTTTGTGTTACTTGGGACGTTAATGCTTGTACCTTGGTGTTGAGCCGCATAGTTGAGTCCAGTTAATAACTCATCCCAAAGTGCGGCTGTTATGCTGTTTCCAGCAATTGCTTGTGTAACTACAAGATGGTCTTGCCCATAACCGGAGTCTCCGCTTCCTGTACCAACTATATCGTTGATATCTCCTGCAAATATATTAAAATCAGATGCTCTGATTTTTCCCCCTAAAATATAACTTTGTGGTGCCATCGTTTGTTACTTCCTATAGTGATTCTGTTACAGAGAATGTTGGCTGTGATATACTCACTGAGCCTGATGCGTTTGTCATCTTTAATGAAGCAGTTTCTACTGTTGTAGTACCAGTTGCAACGTCAGTACCAGTCCACGAACCACCACCATCATTTGACCATGAGCCAGAATCTGCTGTGTGTACGTCAGATAGATATACTTTAATTTTAACTGTTGTTGAAGTTTCTAATGCAGAGATTTCGATGTAGTTACCAGAGTAATCTGATGCATTGGCATACTCACGCTTATGTACAACAAATGATGATGTTAAATCAGAATACTTATAACGTGTACGAGTATCTACGTCAGTTGTATCTTGTGGTCTTACTGAATACCTGAATGTTCCAACTTCTGCTGTAAGTTGTTCCCAAGAGTCACCTTGATTTGTATTTGATGTGTCACTGTGTGACATCGACACACGAATTTCGCCACCAGCGGCGAACCATGCGTTCTTAGTGGCTTCATTTGTAAAAGTCACTGTAATTTCTGTTGATATTGCGCCGTTCCAATTTGATTTTGTTGAAGATGTCTCAGTAGTTACTGATGTATCCCACCCAGATGAATAACTCCATGGGTTATCAAAACGTGTATTAATATCTGAATTAAATGTTGATGCTGATGCCCCATAATGGTCCCAGTCAACTGTTGTTCCTGCATTTACGGCTGTAAATGGATTTGAAATATTATAGTAATTTGAAATTTTTGCCGCCGCACTGTATAGCGAATCGTGATATGCATCATCGATTAAGTCACCCGTTGATGGGTTAGCCGCTACCGTGTGACCTTGATTGTACCCACCATGCACACCGGTACCATTTAGAATGGTATTCATCGTGTTACGTAAAGTACTTAAGTCGTTATATGTAATGTTTGAGCCCGAAGCCATTTTTATACTCCTAAAGTTTATCTAATGTTATGTTAATCATTCAGTCGTCCCCTACCTATGATTAACTAATTTGTATTGTAATCGTGTAGTCAATTACAATTGTTCTATTTGCTGATAATAACACTGGGTGAAAAGTCACGTGTGTTAACATCAATGATTTTGTTTTATCTAGCAAGTTATTGTCTGTCACACCTGCTATCAAGCCAATTTCATCAAAAGTAAATGCCGTAACAGCATTTGTGTCTGTTGAACTATCACTTTCTGGCACAGATTCACCAACTGCTGTTGCATATGCACTGTGTGTCATGTCTACAGTAAAGTTAATTTTTGATGTGTTATTTGGTACAAATACTCCGCCGCCCAAGTCTTGACCTGGATAATAAACTGTTTCAACAGTTTCTTGTTCATATGTTGGCGAGTATAGTGCCGAGTTACTGGCCGTTATTGCTAGTCCTTCATATGTTGGGAATACTCTAGGAGAGCGATACGATAAAGTAGTTGTAGAATTACTACCACCATTACCGAATTGCATCCAATTAATCGATGGCGCACCGCCACCTGAATTTACATCAACCGGTTTCCCTGCTAATGCACTTGCCATGACATACGCCATATTACCTGGATGAATCGCATTTTTCTTCTGCACAAGCACTTCGCCTGAGTCTTTGTCGAAAATCTTCAACTGACCTACTACTTGTGACTGTATTTTTTCATTAAACATGTTTTTCTCTCTTAGATATCGTATCTTATTATATTTATCATTTTATGACAGAACGCATACCTAAACCAAGTCATGTAGTACTATTTGTAGTGGCGTGTCTAAAATATAGACTTTACTTCCAGTTTCAAATGTATACCCCAGTCCAGTATATAGTGTTCTATCTGATACAGTTAAAGTTGTATTCGATTTTTTCTCATACAACATAAATTCAATTTGTGAACTATTTGGGCGCTCAACCGCTATAAGTTGTTTGTTCTTACCTGATGCAGACTTAAATTTATTTGCAGTGTTGACTTCCAATGTCGCACCGTTAAATGATGAAATTGTATCACTATCAGTTACGTCAATAGAATAACCTCTACCTAACTTATCATACACGTAAAACTTCGTATTGTCAATAGTATTTGCTCCAATGCCACCAACAATATTTCCGTTGTATGTCTGTAGTCGTAAAATTGCCGCATCTAAGTAACCACTTCTAACTAATCCAGTGTCAAATCCAGTTGCTGATGCAGTTGGCGTATACCTATTTCTTAATAGTTCACCTTGTTCCCAAGTACCGTCTCCTATTTCATCTAAGTTTTCTGGTGAATCAATTATTTCATAATCGCCGCCGTCTAGTGTCTGGTCTTCATATCTACTATTATTACCGAAGTCTAAAGTAATATTCATAAGTTCTTTAATCGTAGTATTCGTATTAGCAGTGTCGCCTGTCGAATGTATACGTTCAATTTCTCTAATCTTAACATGATATGGTTTAGTTTCATTAATATATTCAATAGTATCTTCTTCACTGTCTCTTTGGTAAACTGCATACTGTCTTAAATCTCTGTTATAAAGTTTTAAGTCAATATAACTAGTTTTGAATACCCAATCAGGGTATGTCTTTTCAGTAAACATATATTTAATCATACTAAAAAATGTTTCGTTTATAAATTTGTCTGTTTCAAACGTATTCAACATATTCATAAATTCATAAATCTGCACTCCAATTGCATTATTATAATATGTAGTATAATTTGCATCTGGGTATACAATATTTTGGAATGTTAACTTGAGTGCTCCGTTGCTTCTGTTTACTAGTTTTAATGAACCGCTGTCTTCAAAGTAATACTCATTGTGTGATGGTAATTGAATCTTAAATGACTTTGTACCTTTCTGGTATTCTTTTAACATATCAAAATCTCTAGTCGTAGACAAATATGAGAATTGCGTTATGTCTTTATAATTTTCATTCAAATACCAATCGGATAATCCAAATATAAATTCATTGTTACTAATATATTGGTCGTGTTGTGAGAATGTTGATTGCAACAACCTATTTGATAATTTATCATTCATAAATGTTGCAAAGTTTATTCTTGCTTGTGGCACGTTAGTAAACCAATTATCAGTCTTCTCATTGATTTCATAAACTCGCAAAATGTCACCCTCGACCATAGTATATTGTTGGCTTATTTGTAAGTTATTTCCGCTAATACTAACATGCGTTGCAGGAACAATAGAACTGTTTAGTGTGACAACAATATCGTTTATAGTTAAGTCATTTATCCATGATACACCAATAATAGCATTGTTTACGTCTGCTAATTCACTTGCTGTTATTTTTCCTGCATATATATTTGGTACTTTAATATTTGCTAATGATTCTGTCATATCATTTACGAGTGTTGGTAGTATTTTAGTATCTGTATTTTCTCCAATAAGTTCCCAATCGTTTGCAACTTTTGTATTTCCAGGATTAACTTTTGACCTGTATTCTACAATTATTTTTATTGTTTCTTCGCCGTATAGGTATGCATTGTTACTCATCAATATGCTAGTTGGGCCTACTGGTATGAATTTGTTTTTTATTTGACCAGATGCAATAAGTACTGCTAATTCTTCAGCGATATCATTTGATGCATCCCAGTAAAAATACTCAGTAATCTCTTTATCTAATTCGGTATCAAAATATTTCTTAACGTTAAATTGCGATACTGTTGATGGTAATGTTCTTGTCTTAGTCCAACGTTTTACTGATACTGTGGACCCAGGAACAATTTGTCCCCAATGTCTTTTTGCGTAGTCTACTTGTAAGTTTGCATTTGTATCACCATAATCAGTATAACGATAAAAACGAGCATCGTTAGTATCCCACCACATTTCACCGACTCTTTCATCTAGCCATATATCCACACTACCTTCATAGTCGTATCTTGCAGGGTCATTCCATGCTACATAATCTAATTTAGATACGATTGCTCCTGGCATTTTTAAGTTTAGTGGGTCATACAAGTTATGTGTAATAAACGAATCTCCATCTTTTACAATTAGTCTGTGTACTAAATCAGAATTAATCTCATTTGATTGTCTTGCATGTATTGTAAGTGCTCCTGTTGTGCTTCTGGATAAGACTGCCCAACCACTTTGTTGATAATTGTCTGCCCAGATATAACTCGCTGAATTAAGACCTAGTGCAGAATAAAATTCATTAAATGTAGATGCACCAAAGTTTGGAGTATATCTCAATGATTTCCAGAACATCGCTTTGTAATTCGAGTTGCTTGTTACACTAGAGTAATATGATACTAAACCGATAGCAGTCATAACAGCACTGTCTGACCCAACAAATGACATAGATGTGCCGTTGCTAGTAAAAATCATTCTACCATCACTAGATATATTCACTACAATAGAAGAAGAAGTAGAATTAATTTGGCTTGCAAATTCAACTGCTGAACTACTTACTGTTGAAGTATTTGAATATGTACCAGTAGGTATACCTATGTCTGATAATGGATTTCCTTGTAAGTTATTTGTTACAATACTTTGTTCGTTGCTTTGTATCTTTACTTGTTTATCTTCTTTAAGCGCAGTAGTCGATGATGAAGTAAAGACTTGATTGTTTAAATCATCAATAATATTGTCTGTAGCATCGATGTTAACTGACGCTGTGGCAAAGCCCAATCTTGTCATTGCACCCGATGTCACTTCTTCAATATCTAGGTTATGATTGATGCTCTCAATTCTAATCTGACCTGACGAGACGGATGCGTCAACTCCAGGAATATTAATTGCATTAATTTGACCTACTATACTTGATTGAGTTGGTTCTTGGTTTCTTTGATATGTACCACTTGCAATGCCTATTTGATTTAGTGCAGACCCTGAAATTGTCATAGTCGATTGGTCACTTTCTATAACAAGTCTACTATCTACATTTATGTCTGCATTAATATTAGTTATCGTATCAAGTTCTGTTGCTAAGTTTTGGAGTTTACTTTCAGAATATAAAGTACCAGTTGAAATACCTAATTCAATCAGCGCACCACCTGACATATCTAGTTTCGGAACTGACGTTGAAATCTGTAATTGATTTGACGAATTTGAAGCAACTACTGTACTTGAGCCTGCGTTAATGGCATCGACAATCGCTGTCAAGTCATCGGCAGCCGTTAGTGTTATAGATTCTCCGTTAATAACCAACGGTGTTGTTGATGACATTACTGGGTTTGTTGTAGTTCCAGTCACTGTGATATCTGCAACTGTTTTTGTCACTCCATCAATAGTAACTGTATTACCAGTGTCAAGCACAGATGATGTTGTTCCTATACTTGTTAAGTTAATATCATTGATAGCACTATAGTCTATTGTTAGCGTTGACCCATCGATTGTTATTTGGTCACCGTAAGTTGAACTAAATGCGCCTGTTGTTGTTGCAACAGTTCCTGTAAATATTACAGTAGTGTTCGTGTTTACTACTAAACCGTTACTATCATAGATTACAAAACTTGCTCTTTCGCCTGTTTCAACAACTGGGTTGGCAATTGAACCAAGTATATCAATGCCGTTGGCTCCACCACCGGATGAATTATACACAAATTCTACACCATTAATATATAATGTATCACCTATGTTTATTATAGGATTGCTTGAAGCGCCTATGGCCTCTACGCCCGAGTCAGTAGATGTAGGAACATATATACTGTTCGTTGTACTAATATCAATCTCAACAATTACAGGTTCAAAGTCTTGTTCGAATACTAAGTACTCATATATTGTTGTGCCATTTACATCTCTAGTTCCATCTAATGCTAACAAATAATAATCTGCGATAGATGGGTCAATTTCAGAACCTGTAATCTTTAAGTATATCGGTTGGTCGAGATAATATGCATCAATTTCAGAAGTTAATCCTAGATATAATTGATTGTCGCCTGTTTCACCAATATAACTTATTTCTGAAATCTCACTTAGTCTGGCAACATCCCAATCTCTTTCCTTATCGAACTGAATCCATGCAGTGTCACCTTCATATAAATTTGAAGTGTCTAGTTCTGATAATCCGTCATAATCTTTAACTATATAATTTACATCATTTGAATCAACATATCCTGCATTTTTAATCGCAGGTTTTCTTTTAGAAGTCTTATATATCATTGGGTTTTCTACTGCATCAAACTCTACTAAGAATGGGTCAGAAACCATATCATCGACTATAACATTGTCATTTGTTAATGTATAAGTAGATTCGATATGTCCATAATTGCCTAATCGGAATGCCCATATATTCTCATGTTGAATATCTTTAAAGTTTGAATTGTTATTAAGAATTCTATTAATACTTGAATTTGTGCCTTTATGTGATAAGAACCCTTTATAAAATTCTAATTGTGATTCTCTTTCAACACCATGATTTGTTAGATATGTTCTTTCTGAATAACCAATTTGACTTGCCTTTAGTTTGTTTATGACGGACAGGCCTTGGTCCACTAATGTATCTCGGTATGATTCGGTTTCATCAATCATTGTTTCTAAGTTAGGTATTAGTTTATTATCATAAACTATGTAACCATCTGCGGTTAATGTCCCATCCCAATCTAAAGTTCGGTTACAGTCAATCTTCATTCTAAGATTTCTGTCATGCGTCTGTGGGTCGTAAATTACGTCACCATAACTATCTACTCTGTCTACAACAAATGCATGTTCAACATCTTGTATATCCATTTTCATACCATATACCGGAACATTACTTCTAAATGTAATCGTGTCACCGTTTGTATAAAATTTTATTTCTGTATTAGGCACCAATCTTCCTGATGCATCTACCACACGATAAAAGTTTTTATGTGTTTCAGTTCTAACATTCGCAACACCATACGGCGCCGAGAATGACCCACTCATTAACATAGGCGTTAATGTAATAAAGTCACCAACTTGATGCTGTTCTGCTTGCCAGTCTAAGAATTTGTATAACAAGTTTTCCCAATCGACAACTTCACCTTTGTCATCTAAGTCAGTGAAATCCCAACCAACTGCTTTTAAGTATTCTTGGTAACCCATAATTAAATGAGCAACATCATCGATGCTTTCTAATATATCGCCGTAATTATATGTCTTAAGAGTATCATCTAGTAACTCTTTATATCCGTTTGCTTGTATTCTATTCTCTCTAGGCCATTCACTTAATGCTTTCCAATCTTTATAGTTATCATCAAAAATTGATGATGCAGTATGTGATTGTAAACAAACATAAGGCTGAGAGTTATAGACAACATATGCATCTTGTCTGTAATATTCACCCGATTGCCAGTTCTTCAGGTTTGCTAAATCTCCTTGTGTAGAGAATGCTTTGTGACCACTTGCTTTGTCCCATGCCATAGAATAGAATACTGGATTTATTTCATCATATCCATGCACTCTGAACCCAAACTTTCCTGTTTTCGGTTGCGATATTAATGTCCAATTGCTATAATCAAAATATGTTGCACTAGGAGGTGATTGTTCTTTTGTAGTTAATTCTGATGATTTTCTTTTATAATACTTGCCATCATTTGAATTTAGAACAATCATACCAGCAGAATAGTCTGATAAATCTGCAAATGTATATATTGGATGAGGACTATCTAGTGAAACTTTTTCAATAATTAATGCACTGAAGAATTCGCTTCTGTTTGGTTCGCCTGCATGTACAAATAAATTATAATTATCTTCGGGTATTTCAGTAAACCGACTATTAGACAGTGAGTTGTTTTCTGATAACAGTTTAAAGTTATTAACAAATCCACCTAATTTAGAACCTAGTTTGAATGTGTAGTCTTGTTTCTCATCTACGATAGATTGTGTATTCACACCGTTGTGTGTATTAAAATATGTAATAATATCTTTTACTTGTGATGAGTAGTTATATATGACTTCGAAAGGATTACTTAACATCATTAACAAAAAGTTTGCGAATGGATATTCACTACTTCTAGTCCATGCCAATTCAACTGGTGAGTTATCACCGAATTCCCAATCTTGATTCATTATCGCAATATCGTCACTTGATATATTACCGCCGAAGAATAACTCTTTCGGTTCTTTTAATTCTCCGTTAGCATCAATTGGTACTGGAATAGTTAATGAGTTTTTACTAATAAAGTCATTCCAAAAAGTTTGAGTGTAGTAATTGCCATTACCTAGATATGTTTGGTCAAACCCTGATGGTTTTTGTGAAAGTTTCAAAACTCTCCAAGGTTCTATCATTGGTTTATCAGTGCCATAAATATAGATAAACAATCCTCTCCAATGTCCACTTGCATCTTCGTTTTTTGCACGATAGTTCCACGTTTTCCAATCAGTTGCATCATATATATCATTGTATAGATTATCAATGTTGTTTCTCAACATCCATTTCTTAAAGAAAGGATATAACATGTATTTCTTTTCAGCATTGGAGTATTCGCTTTGTACATCATATAATCCATAGTTCATACTATCGATATTATTATTATGCACCTCTAATCTATTATATATTAATGTTTCATACATCAACATAACTTTATCTATTCTGTCATTAAATTTTACAATACCCGTACCAGTTCCAACTCCGGTCGCAGTGAATATAGTACCAACGTTGCTATCTGTGGCTCCGATTAATGTAAAATCAGTATTTCCTGTTTTTGTTATTTCGTATTCCGTTCCTATTACGAGGTCACCTGAAAGAAAAGACTTTGAATACGCTGGCATCAATGACCCATCGTGTCCTTGAACAAATCCTACTTCATCATCATACTCTAAGTCTGTGACAATCTTTGGTTCGAATGCTGGATGGATTTTTAATGATGTAGCACTTGGTGGTATGAATGTTGATTTAATATTTTTATATAATCTAACATAAACTGTTTCTGTGCCTGATAATGGCGAAGAGAAGTTTACAGAGTTACCTGCAATAGGAATAGTATAATCTATCCCAAGTCTTTGCACTACATTATTTTTTATAACCACAACATCTTCATCATTGATGATAACAGACGTAAAGTTAGGCATAACTTGTTCAAATGCTCCAGGTGTTATACTAACTTGAAGTGACTCGTAGTGTGCGTGTTCTTCACCGAAATTAATCATTGTACTATCTCTGAAGATACTAATACTTTGTTGTTTGCCTAGAGATATTGTAGAAACTGCTTCTTCTAATACTTGTAAATCTGTTTTTGTTTCACTAGCAGATGTTGATAGAATATCAATCACAGTAGTAAGAATTTTATTTTTATATCCGTTATATGCATTCGATAAGAATTCAGTAGACATAAATGGGTCATAATCATCACGTGTAATTGCAAAATATGCCTCTTTAATGTCAACGGTGTTTCTAATCAATACACTGCCTTGCATTGAATGTCTTAATTTGTCTGTGTTGTCACCTAAGTTCCTATAGTTACTAACACCGTTTGGTTTTCCCACTAAACTATTTGTAGTTTCTATAATACGTACAACATGTTCATATATTGTAGAATACGGAATTTCTATATTAACATACGAAAGATTATCTACATTGTATTCTAATGCTGGTTGTAATCTTTGAAATACTTCGTCACCGTCATATATTACTTCATCTTTTGTGCAATAATCTACATACACGTAACCAGTTAATTCACTAGTTGTGTTGATTTTATTTGTTGAGTTATTATATGTATAATTACCTATCTGTTTAATTCCATCTACATATAAATCAATATCGTTAACGTTTTTTGCTTCTTGTAAAAGTTCTATCTGAGACAAGTTCTCAACGTTGCCTAATTCTTGTCTTAGGTTTCTATAATCAAACGTTGATTTAGTATATAGATTTTTATATTCTGAATTATACTTGTAATTCAAATTATCTAATAAGTCAATATTAAATACAAATTCACTTTGATAATCGCCTGCTTTTAGTTTAGGCTGAATATCAAGTTCTTGGTCCACTGCAAATTCTGAACCTGTCACATAATGAAAGATTTTAATATCTTGTACAAATGTGTTTGTACTATCGTATGTTTTAAACTCAGGAATATCAAATTCTGTTGCTGTGGCACTGTCATCACTTAATTCTAAATTTTTATCAAATTCGATAATTGGTCTTAGTGCTTGTGATATTAGTGTATAATTTGAATCTGTAATCTGGTTTCTAATATCCTCATAATGATACCAAGAGTTATTAGTACTCCACCAGTCTGCATTACCTTTATCAATTGTGATATAATGTTTATTTGCTGTAGATTGGTCTAAACCTGAAAAGAATCCAGGACTAACCCAGTAATACATTGCATAATTTATAAACTTATCTAAGTCAATCGGCAATTGTACTGTTTCTAAATCAGTTTTGAATAGTCTGCGATGGTCATTAGTTAATGCGCCTTTGTTGAATAGTGCGTTAAACAAATCTTCATAAAAAACATTATCAGTTGCATCTACGTTAGTAAATGTAGGTTCAAGACCATAATTGTCACGTGTAAATGCATGTGCCGGAAACGACAAATATATGTCGTTTTCGTTATAGATTCCTTTTTCTTTTCGCCCAACGAATGCTTTAGTTTTTTCCATCTCTCCTTGAGAGAACGCACGGTCAAGTGTAGTTTCGACAATTGTTTCTAACTCACTGTTTTTTAAATGTGCTGGAAGAAAATCATAAATCTTTTTTGCCATCTTTATTCGCCTTGTAATTCAGATTGTGATAATTGCTTAATAATTGATACATCATTTGATGTAGTGACTGACATGAATATCTCGTTCAGTTCACTAGAAATACTTAGCAATTTCGTAAATGTGTTTCCAGAGTACTTAGGTGTAATCACAACACTCGAAATGTAATCGCCTAGTTCTTTGTGTAAATATGCCGCAAGTTCAGAGAAATAGAAAGTTGCGCCGAAATCCCAGTTATCAATTGAGAAGTATTCATTAACTTTGTTTGATACCATTGACTTAGTTTCGCTGTCTGTGTATCCAGAACCTAGTTTCTTAATTACTTTAAATACTGCTTGATTTTCTGGTTCAGCATATGAACCGAATAAGTATTTAAACTGTACCGGAATGTAACTAATGTGGTCTGAAATTGATGCTTTACTTTCAATACTAGACATTGTTTGTGTTAATTCATATGTATTAGGAGCAACCGGTAACGCTCTTGTAAAGTTACTTGCTATCCAACTGTTAACATTTCTAACATAGTCGGACGACAGTACATACACATCAACAATGTTACTTGTGCTTGGGTCAATACGTTTATTAATATCTGCATAATGGTCCCATCTGAAACTCATAAACGCATCTTTGGCGAATGAAATACCTTCTACTATTCGGTATGTGACGCCAGAAGTTGTCATAGACCCATCAGCATTAACTGTTTTCTGTGTTAATAATATCCAACCATCACCTAATCTTATATACCAGTCTGTATTAGTTGTATTATACCATAACGTAGCAGTTAACGGAAGAGAACTTGTTGGTACTGAGCCATTTCCAGGTGTTGCATATGCAACACGTGACGCACGTTCATACGTTATATTGTTTTCAGTATATTGCTCTAATATCATATTATTATTTTCAGTTATATCAAGCATCGCATATGGATAATTACTTACGTTAAACGTTAAGAGTTTTACTTTTGTATTGTCTACATACCCCTCTGGTGTTAGGTACTGGTCGTATATATAAGTTGCATCGGTGTCGTATGTAGTTGTTTCAATATTATTAACAATTGATAAGTTCAATGATGCTTTAACTTTAATACCGAAGCCAACTAGAGTTGTCGTTCCTGATGCATCGCCTATGTATGCGTCTAGCAATGTACCTATTCCTGGGTCAATTGTCCAGAAAATAACTTTATAATTATTTCCACTAGTATTTGATACTGATATGTGTGCGGTATCTATGATTGCTTGTGTTGAAGAATTTTTAAGAATTAAGTTACTCTGAGTCAATGGAGTCGAACTAACTAAATCCATTTCTGCATATGCCCATTGTTTGAAGTATATGTCTAAATCTAAACTATCAATTCGTGGGTCCCATGCTGGTAAAGTAAATGTATACTGATTGCCTACAACTGATACTACATACTCCCATTGTACTCCTGCGTCTCCTATTGCTGCCGCTTGTCTGCCTGCAGGATTGTTACCTCCTGGCAATTCATCGCTGTCTAAGAACACAAAGTTCTTGTCGTTCTGTTGTTGATTGAAATATGAAGTTGATACTTCGCCTTTAAATCCGCGGGCGACTAGCCCAGTATCAGACATTGTGGTATATGATGAGTTTGCATTTGCCCAATCACCATCAGTATTAATTAAAATTTGTGTACCATCTGATAATGCATATTCATTTGTGCTGATTACCTGCACATCGTCATCGACAGAACTTAGTGACGAAATGTACTGTGTAATGTCATCGACTTCTAACCCTAATTTAAATTCTGGGCTTGCTCCGATTATATTGTTTGGGCTTGCAGGAGATACTATTTCTGAAGCATTAATCGGGTATTCTATTCCGTCTGTAGTTACCAACCAATGTGATGTGGCTACGTTTGAAACTGCTGGGTTGTCATCGTCTGTGTCTGCCAAATCGTAAAATTCATAGTTTGTATCTGCACCTGTATGTCTAAAATCTGCATCAAATGTAGCACCGCCAGAACCGTTATCTGAATAATTAGATATCGTAGTATAACCGATAGTCACATTACCGTCAATTGTAGTTGATGTTGGAGAAATTGATGAGATTGGTTCAGCACCTTTATAATTAATTAAAAGTAAATCACGTTCTGCGAGATTAGTTTCATTATCAACAACAATATCATTGTTGCTGTAATAAAATTTTACTTGGTCTCTGCTCTCAAACGCTATCTTCTTACCAGTAATCGTAGCAAGATATTCTGATTCTGTATCTCTCAGACCTGAGGTATACGTAAATATAACTTGAACATCTGATACTCCGCCTGTTAGTGACCAACCCCACACATTGCTTACATATGTATAGTATAAAGTAAATGTCGTTACACCCTCATCGTTCACTTTTTCTTTAATTGCTGTAATTTCACTCGCAGTGAATTTAGTTCTAAATCCTCTGACGATAGTTTTTATAATTCCGTCTTCTGGGATATACTCATTAAGAGTATATGGCGATGATGAATCTATAACTTTTGTCCAGATATACTCACCGCTTGATGTTTCTAATTGTAAATAGTCACCATCGTTTAATGTTTCCGTTAAAGATGGTGAATTTATTTGCATAGAGTTTGTTGTACCAACTGTGTATGCTACATCAATATCTTCGATTGTCACTGTTGACACATTTTTGTTCGTGTGATAATATTTGTTTACTAAACTAGGATGTTTGATTGCTTTTACCAAAACATTGCGAATAAAGTTATCACTATCTCCGCTTACTTTATTAAAACTTAAAGACATTTTAGTAGTTTCATCTTCTAAGAATACACTTCCGTCTGTACCTGTGACACTCAAATTCGAGTGATGCCCAGTCACATCGTCCATTTCAAAGAAACGAGATGCACCCGCAAAAGTTGTATTAACTGCTTTAGTTTTTCTAACAACATTGTTTCCTAATGTGAGAGGATACACGTTGTAGTCTTGTGCGTTAACCATTCTATCTTGTGCATAATAACTTCTAGGTGCAACACGTCTTACACTCGCATACGTCTCGCCTGCATAATTTTCACCAAAATCTTTTGTACTTGATATAGTTAGTGATAATCTATAAGTTCTTCCGTCTGCGCCTACATATGGAATTGTGATTAGTTTTTCTGTAACATCATCGGCATTTACTGAAAAGTTTTCATTGTCAGCCTGACGATACCAAACACGATAATTACCAACAGCCGCATTTCCGAAAACACCATCAGGATAATGCAAAGATATAGCGTTGTTATCTAATGTTGTTACGTTTACGATATCGCCATTGCCATTTCGTAAAGAATTAAATATTGCTGTTTCTCTTGTTTCATTATCTACTTTAGTTACACTTGATGTATATTCTCCTAGGTTATTGATTTTTTGTATCCACACATCGGAGTTAGATACGTTATCAACACTCATAGATTCGACTCTGTTTGATATCTTAGTGCTATATTGAAAGTCTTTATATGCTAATGAACCTGCTTTCGCAAACACAAAGAATCCAGTTCTATCTGAGGCTGGGCCTAAGTTGTCATTACGATTGACGATAGTAAAGTTTTTATTAGGATTTGGTTCTGCTTCGACAACCTTGTTATCAACAAACTCAGTACGAACAGTATCGAATGTTCTGGAACCACCATCAATATTTGCATTAAAAGTATAAGTTACTGCTTTTGTATTAACATCTTCGTTGATTTCATATGAATAATGTTCGACATTTGCTACAGTCAATGATGCATTTGGGTTTTGGATTTTTGTCGTTCCTGCAAAAGATGAATTAATAATACTAATAAAGTCTTCATACCAATCAACATTGTTTGCGTCATTCCAATTGATAACGCTACCGGCGAGAGAGTTGCCTTCGTTATCATAAACGGCTTCGTTGGTTGATACACTTGTGATTTTCATAAATCCCTTTGCATTAATAGGTCGTGTCTTGTTATAACCTAAAGTCTTTGCCATTTGTAGAATACTTGCTCTACGTTCTGCTAAGTCTAAGAAATTTTCACGTGTGTTCATGTCCAATCTGAACGATAAACTGTGTCCTAAGTATGCAACTAGGTCAAGAATTGCTATGAATTCTGAACTTGCAATAAAGTCATTAAATTTTTCTGGGTATGTTTGCTTCGTGTATGCTAGTAGCGCCTCTCTGACTGTATCAAAGTCGTATGCTTTTAAACTAACGTTTGTGAATGCAGTATAGACTGCTGTCCAACTTTCACTTGCAAATAAATTGTCCACTCTGTCTTGGCTCATTTTATTCTCTCTCTAAATCTATGTTTAAATCTACCTCAGTATTTGATGGTAGAATACTAATTCTAAGTGATGCATTTACTGTGTGACCACTATCGCTTACTGCAATACTTGTCAAACTGCATCGTGGGTCGTCATTGACAATACTTGTCAAATCTTCTTCTATTAACTCTGTAACTTCAGGAGTAAGAGGTTCAAATATCATATCATGTATAATTGAGCCATATGTTGGCAACATCACTCTCTCACCTTTACGAGTCATAATATGATTCATCAAATCTTCAACAACTAAATCATTTCCCATTAGGACATGATTGATTGCTTTTTTGTTCTTGGTACTGAAACCTGTAAATTTTGCCATAACTTATTCTCTCTGTAGTTATTTTCTATTAAGAGTATTTATCACTACATAAACTTCGAAGTTTTAAAAACAGACACTTGACAATTCTATTTTTTAATGTTATAATAATAAGCATAATATAGGAGAATATTGTGGCAAATGAAGTACAACTAGAGTTATTTCCAGAATTATCAGTAGAAAGAGACTGGATGCTTTCAAATGACTACTCGCTTACGCACGAATATACACACGATGAGGTGTTAGATTTTGCAAACATTCATCATTACGATGATATAGAGATTACAAACTACACATTTGAAACGGACCCAGAGTTATTGATTGCACAAGAAACAGTCAAACTACACGAACTAACTATTGAAAATTTGAAAGAAAAAATTAGTTTATTAGAAAAACAATTACAAGATAAAGTACATCCAAATAGAATTAGATTTTAAATGAAAGTAGGAATCGTTGGTTCAAGTTATAGTGTAGGAATGCACCACAATCCTGACGGTGGTGACCTACTAGCGTTACCATTTGAGAAGTGGTTGTATGAGCATACTGATGGTATAGAATTCTTTAACAGCGCATGTGCTGGTAAGGGGAGTGAATTATACCTGAATAAACTAGTTTATCTGAAACAAAAGCACAATATTGATGCAATGCTTATAGAATTTGCTTGGCATAGGTCTAGTCTAAACTTTAGAGTGATGCAGGATTCATATACGCAAATTCAAACTGAAACTGACTTATCAGTGATTGAAGATGATGTATACAGAGATAGTGCAAGTGCATGGGAGTATCTACGCTCAATAACTCAACCAATGAACGAACCGACATTTGCAGTGGGTAATGATTTCGAAACATGGAAATCAGTACAATGGAATATAACTGCTATCGAAAACTCACAACAATTTTGGGGGTTGTTAGATACACTACAGACAATTAATCTATGCAACATGTTAGGAGTCAAACCAATATTATGGAGTTTCTTTGCGCACTTAGAAGATTTCCCAAGTTTTGAAAATCTAAAATCTAAAACTGAATGGATTCAGTTTAATGATAAAAGCAATGCAACTGCATACTATACAAATAAATACAGTAAGGAAGCAATATTATGCGACCATACACATTTTAATGATGAAACAAACAATGAGATGATTAAAGATTTCATTGCGCCAAAGTTAACTACAATAAAGGAACAATTATGCCTAATCTAGTCCCAATGGTCATTGACCAATCTGCAAATGGTGAGAGAAGTTACGATATCTTTTCACGTTTGCTAAAAGAACGAGTTATATTTCTAACAAGCGAAGTTAACGATTATCAAGCAGACTTGATTTGCGCTCAACTATTATTTTTAGAAGCAGAAAACCCAGATAAAGATATTCATTTTTATATCAACTCACCAGGCGGTGTAGTGACTTCTGGTATGGCAATTTACGATACTATGCAGTTTATCAGACCAGATGTATCAACTACTGTGATGGGTCAAGCATGTTCAATGGGGTCATTACTTGCTCAGGCTGGTGCTAAAGGAAAACGATATGCATTACCAAATGCAAGGCACATGATACATCAACCAAGCGGTGGTGCAGGCGGACAAGCAACTGATATGCAAATTCAAGTTAACGAAATTCAGAAGATGAAAAAGAACCTAACAGAAATCTATGTTAAGCATAATTCTAAACGCAAAACATTCAAACAAATGACAGAAGATATGGAACGTGATAAGTTTATGAGTGCAGAAGAATCACTTGAATATGGACTTATTGATAAAATTTTAACAGAAAGGCCTGATTAAAATCCAGGAACGTAACTAAACATCTTTGCAGTTTTAATTCTCATAACAGCGGCTTGTTCATCAACTTTGCCGTTGTTTGTTTTTATATCTGATTGAATTTCATCTGTTACATTGAACCAATCTTCTGCATTAATTAAGTCCATAACTGAACTATTTTCAATTTTTGAAACACCCAGATTAAAGAAATAGTACAACATCGCATCATATTGTGGTTGCGCAAATCTAACATAATGTACATATTTTTCTAGTATATTTCCAATGTTTCTTAGTTGTTTTTCTAAAATAAATGCCGCGGCATCTTTAGTTATTTTGTTTTGTGATATATCTATTCGTGTTGATGCAACAGTAATATAACCATATTTTAACTCAGTTTCAGAAATCTTATAGTTATATCCAATAATGTTATCATCTGTTTTCGTTAATATTGGGGTTTTATCTTCAATAATTGCATCTTTACTTAGTGACGAAAAAGTAAGGTCTTCAAGCCTCTCTGTACTAACTTTTATATGAGAAAGTATATACGTGGGTTTATTGTTATCATCGTACCCAGTACCTAAGTAGGTGCCGTACGGCGTTATCACATGCAACGGTAGTTGAATGTAATTTAACAACGAGCCTTTCTTCTTATCAAAAATCATTTGTTATCCTTTAACTTAATTTTCTTTTAATCCACAACACTAATGCATATACTACTAATGCATAGACTGTTGCCATCCCTATGTCTACCAAATGCTCACGCATATGATATATGAATTCTATGCCTGCTTGAACATCGCCTTCAGGTCCTGTACTTTCAACTATTACTGTTTTAGTAAAGTCTCCACCTACATCACCAACTGTTTGTTCCATCTCCATTACTCTCTCCTTTGATATTTATTATACCATAATATTTGTTAACCAACTAGGTGAATTTCTTAATCGTCCACCTGCACCCCACCTATTTGCTCCTGATGATGCTGTTGTGACACCAAGCGCAATATCAACATGGAATGTATTACCAGACATGTATCCCGGACCAGCACCAATACTTTTAGCGCCGGCGCCTTTTGCCGCTTCACAGAATGCAATAATTATGGCCAAGTCTGCTCTTTTATTTACACTCAAACGATTACCATTACTATATAATGCAACGTCAGCCGCATAACCACCATCATGCCTAGTAGACCCTGTTCTTCTAGTTCCTTGACCTTTAATATCTTGACCACCACTTGTAATTACAGCATCAACACTTGATGCTTTGGCGGCCGTATCTAATATACTCATCAATGCCGCCTGAATTGCTTTGTTTCTAGTTTTGCCTGGTGACCCGATGTCATAACCATAAGTTACTACACCAGTACCCTGTCCTACTGCACCAGGAGGAATATTACTAGTAATTGATTCTTGGTTAGCGGCACCACTTGCACCACTTGAACTTGATGAATTAGTAGCAATACTACCTGCTTGTGAATGTGGGTCGGGTGTACCTGCATCAGTAGTTGCTGTTCTTAAATACGGTTCGTGTGTGATTACTTTAGGAATAATCGAATTTTCAATTTTAGTATTCTCACCATCTTGCATGTCATCTTTTGACTCTCTGCTAATCAACTGTGCAATTGAAGCCTGAGGGCCATTTAAGTGCATCAACTTGCCCGTAGATGCATACATGTTTTGTGCTATTTTCATATGCAATGAGCCTTTTGATTCTAAGAATGATGACCCTTCACTAAGAATATGTATTTGGTCTTCTGAGTTTAACAATGTATTGCTTTTACTGTGTATGTTTATCTTTTCGCCTGCTTCTAAATTAATATTTCTGTCTGCCAGAATGTTAAAGTCTTTTTCGGTTCTCATAGACATCGAACCTTTTGCATACACCATAACCTCTCCCGAAGCACCAATCTCTAACCATCCCGTACCACTACTATTGATTACATATATAAAATCATTTGTTCCATCAAGCACAACACTTGCTCCAGTACCAGTTGTCATTCTAATTTGATTTGGATGAATTGTTCCATCATCACTTATACTACCATCATCAAATGTTAACGCAGAACCTCCAGGTGTTTTTATACCTGTAACTTTATTTTCTTGTGGTGTCTCGTAGTTCGCATCTCTGTGTGGTGAAGCAGTAGACTTACCTCTTTTATCGTCAGTGTATATTCCTTGTCCTGCTGTGTTTGTATTGAAGTCACTGTTTGCTAACTTATCTTTATCTGCATAACTATCACCTATAGATGATGGTGTTACTTTTGCTGAAGATACACCGGTAAAAGCGCCTTTACCTTGTCCCGTGCCATCATCTAGTGCTTCTCCAGAAGCGGCACCGCCTGCTACTATATCTGGTATTTCTTGTGCGACTGCGAACCAATACCCTTTATTAATGTCTCCTCCGTCTGCAAAGAAAACTAATATAGTAACATTTTCACCGTTGGGTACTCCAAAAAATCCGTAGTTTCCGCCTGTGCTTGAACCACCGAATGGGCTCGCATAATCAAAGAATTGTGGGTCTTCAGGATTACCATTCAATGCTGGAATATATGCGGCTAATCTGCCTCTGCCTTCAGGGTCAACATATGTTTCACCAGTTTTTGGATTAGTAATAACAGTAACCGCCTGATAAATGCCCTTTCCTAACAACTCAATTATCGGCTGTTCTGAATGTTTCCCTGCAGAATCTAGTGCTTTTGTTAATCTGGATTTATTTAACATGAATTACCTCTTAATATAAAATGTTTCTGGTTTAATATATATAACTAAACCTTCACTTGTTTTTGCTCTTGCTTTTTCGTCTGCTGTTTGTGATGGGACTCCAACTTCAACATCTGGGAATAACACTGCGATATCAGTTTTCAATTGGTCATAATCTACCTCAGTTACAGGATATGAATCTGCTCCATCGCTTGAATTAAATCCAAATTGTGCTGATGGATTAGAAATAGTCTGTGTTACTCCATTTGCATCGATATATGTGATATCAGGAATATTATCAAAATCTCTGATTTGATATTGAAACCCATCTTCTTCTGTCACTGTTATGAACGGTATACTATCTGTATGTGTCATCATACCTTCATATATTTTATGTGCTTGTTGATATTGTTCAATCTGGTTGGCTGTTGCTGGTAAATTAGTATCTTCTAATTGCGATGGTAATATAATATTATGTGTATCAATCACAGCATCATCTTGTCCTGCTACATGTCCATTCCAAGTTGTCTGTGCATCGTTGTCTGATGGGTCGTGCTGAACAAGTACAGAAATTTGCTCAACATCTGCCTGTCCATTAGAATCTAATGGTATTGTCTTGGCTGCTTCTGTAATAATAGTAGGTTCTGCTCCATTTCCTTTATCGATACTTGCAACTGTTGATACTTTTGAAGATTCCATACCGTGTTGAATTGCTGACATCTCTGATTGCACTTCAATTAATCTTTCTGTATCTCTGTCTCTGCCCCACCAATTAAAATAAGTTCCGTCTAATTCTTGCTTCAGTTCGGATTCTTCAACTTTTAAGTCCATCAATCTTTGTTCGTATTCACGTGTCTTTACAGATTTATTCAGGTCACCTCTAAATCCAGTGGTCACTGCTTCATCTAGTGTTATTATACCCTGTTCTAATTGTTTAACTCTAGTATATTGTATTTCAGTTAAGTCATCTAATGTCTCTGAACCTCGCATAATATCATTAATTTCGTTCTGTATTGATTCTCTTGCTTTTAATTCTTTTGCAGTATATGTCCCTGCTTCGACTTCTGGTAAATATAACGTTCTTCCTTGTGCTAAAACTGATGGAGGATACACCCCTTGAGGAATAACAATTTTCTTGTTATCAGTGTCAAGTGATGTTTCTGCGTTTACTACTTCAACCGCAGGTTCACTAATTAGTGGAACGTAACCATCATTTAACAATCTTGCCGGTACTCCTCCCCAATCTGGGTATTCGACTGGTGTGATTATTTCGTCTTGTATTGTTTCGTCTTTATGAAAACCCAAATCTTCTAATGACGTATCTGTTGGTAATACAAATGCTTTACTTTGTGATTCTCTTGTTTCATCAAACTCATCAACTAGTGATTGATTGACACCAGTAATATTAAGAGTTGTACCGTATGCATCATTCAATATCGAAACCACTTCAGGCGACATAGTAATATCCCCGTCTGCAATTTGTTGATTTATTTGCGCCTCTGCTTCTGAGGCATCACCGTATATACGTTTTATATCATTTCGTGTTGTTTGCATAGCACTACACGCCGCTACTTCGCCTACTTTGCAAAGGCCATCTAGTTGCCCCATAGTAAATGCTAATTGTTTGGCATTGGCTGCCGATGCGCCATTTCCATTGCCATCAGTAGAAGCATCAACAAAGACATTCGTTGCATTCATATTTGCAATATTCATAGATGTATAAGCCTCGTCTGAGTCTATTACACCTAGTGTTTCGGTTTCAGTGGTTGTGCTATTTTCAACGATAACTCCGTTTTCAGACCTTATAGTTGTATTAGTTTTTGTTATTGTGACATCGCCTTTGTTACCTGCACCTATAGGTTTTTCAATTGCTTTATAATCGCTTTTTTCTTCGTCTGTTTCGCCACCTAGTACCATACCAGCGGTGTTCAAATATGTTCTTCCAGGATAATGACCGAATGCAGTAGTATAGTTTGTTTGAACTTTTGCTGGTTCTTCGATTTCGCCACCAATAAGATAGTTCATGTCATCAAATTGTTCGGCTGCCGTAAACTTAGATAATTCTAAATTCTGTGTAAATTGACCACCACTAAATTGTGAAGTTATATTATTAACTGTATACAAACTAGATATAAATTGAGACAATATAGGATTACCAAACTCATCAGTCCCTTCTGTGACATCTGACTTCACAATACAACCGTTAATTCCGTTTAATGATGTTAGTATTTGTAGTTCCGTGTCTGTTCCTTGTTCTCCAAACTGTTCTTTAACTTTCGAAGGTTTACCAATATATCCTTCAATCCAATAAGGGTCTCCTTTGATAGTCATATTAGCATTAATCATACTAGTACTAATACCAATCCTAGACTCGTAATATTTTTCTCTCGCTATTTCAACACTTTCGATATCCGTAGATTTTATTACTGATAATTTTCTTGGGTCAGCATATGTCTTTGTTATTCTATTGAATACTACTGGGTTATTCAATTGTGTTGCTAGAATAGAATTAAATGTTGATGTTTCTAGTTTAGAAATAACATCGTTTTCTATGTCTTCAACTAATAAAATAGGATTTTTAGAACCTGACCGCCTGACTACACCCGCAGTTGTTAAGTTTCTACTTGCAACATCTACTGGTGTGTTACCACTAAGTTGAGTTGCTATTACGTCTTGGTATACTTGGTCTACTTCTGCGAGTAATTGGCGTTCTCTTGCTCTTGCTGTATTGTCTTCTGCTTGTATTTTATCTAACGCACCGTGTAACGCTGTTAATCTTTCTTTTCTTTCTGGAGTGAACACTGCTTCTTCGCCTTGTGCGAATAACTGAAGTTTTTCGTCACCACTCTTACCTGCTAATAAATCACCTGCTTCTTTTGTTGTCATGCCTTGCGAACTTGCCCACTGTGCAGTCATATCGTCAGTCAGTGACATAATATCATTGCTTACTTTATCAACTTGACTTTGTATTCCAGTTTGTATTTCAACTGCTTGATTGTATTCCTGTTCTATGTCATTGATAATCTGTATATTACTGTCATCTATCGCAATTTTGGCACCCGAACCTTGTTTAACAAATGCTTCATACATAAACGCATCAGATGGTTGTACATATATTTTTGTTAGTTTGTTATTCATAGAAATATTAAAGTCAAGTATCTGGTCATTCTTGCCAGTATACTGATAATTATAAATCTTATTAACATGATTTTTACTGAAATAATCTATGACTTGTTGTTTGTTTTTTGTATACTTGTTAACTTGGTCTAGTTTATTCTGTACTACTTCTCTATAATCATATGAAAAGAAATATTCAATCTCATATGCATATGAACCAGAAACAGAGTTCCAGCCGTTCTGCTTTGGAATCAAGTGTGGTGTGATTTTAAAACATTTTGTAAACTCTGCTTGTTCTTTTATAAGTTCATCTTTTACTAAATTAGACTTGATAGTAATATCTTGTAGTATATTATATATTCCCATACCAGGAGAAATTGTACCTATCTGTTCAGAAAGATTGTTACCACTTGATGAAAACTCCACACGCATATTTCTATTTGTATATTCTGAACCACCCTTCATCATACCACTAGCAAAGGCGTTTTTGAAATCTTCAGACATTGACCATGTGTATTCGTTGCATAAGTTTTGCCCCAGGCCTGGTCTTGATTTTCTATAATTGTTATTCAACTCAGTAAAGAACGTATTGAGGGTTTCTTGTAATGTATCTTCGACTTTAAATGTAAACGGGTAAGAACATGTACTCACATCGTGGTCATATATCGCTTCATCTGTAAAGATTCTACCAGATAATGTAGTTGATGTTCCTCTTTCATCTGTTGTTGTTGGTACATCACGTAGTTTGTCTATTTTGAATGGAAAAACTTTTGTTGCTTTAAGTTTTTCTTCTTTTCCATAAGAATCATAACCTATAAAATTCACTTTCATAAACCACGTAGCGGTACCAATCGATTGGTATCCCATCAACACTAAGGCGTTCTGTAAATTGTCAGTTAAACTAGTTTCGCCTACTTGTATTATTTCAAAATCTAATGATGTGGCTGTTCCTGCCATTTTACTATTTGTAGAATTGCCGACTCCAATAGACTGCACTTGCAGACTGTCAATATTGAATTCAGTAGACACCCCAGTTTTCGCTATTGTTATCTTATTAATACCATCGCCTGGCCAAGCATCACTTGTAATTTCTTCAGCATTGAATCCTTCTGAAGCGTGAAACTTTCTTTCTTCTATGATATCTACACAAAAGAATTCTAATAGATAGGTATAGTTAGCAAACTTATCTAACTTATTTTCTAAGAAATTCCAGTTTTGAGTAATGTCATCCAATGATGTTGCTTTTCTCAATACCTGATGAGTATCAGTAAGACCTTCACTAGTTGCCAGCGTTTTTATTTCTTTTAAGTTGTTTCGAGCCGCAATGTTATCTTCAATAATATCTTCAATTTCTTCTTCTCGTATACTTGCTATCTGGGCTAGTTTTTTGCCTGTATTAAGTACTGCATCATTCCAATAATTGTCTGCTCCTTTTGTACCACGTACTTTTGCATATGCAGGTATAAAATTATTAGTAAAACTTTCAAGGCCATCTGGGCTAATAACATCATTTGGCCCAATGCCCATTGCTTTTGATACTAAAATAATATCGTCATCTCTACTTCCAGATGGAATATCAACTGATTCAACGATACCTGTAATTGTAGTTTTGCCAGAATCATACAAATCAGTTATTGTTTGCCTTGCCGCAACAACACCATGTTCTGGTGAACTAAATCTAATATAGTCACCGTATCCAGTTCCTGACATACCGTCGAAAGGTATATCAGAAATCCTAATCATCATAGGATTATTATAAATTTGATTTAGTGGTTGACCCGCCGCCATGTTACTTCATCCCATCGATATTTGTTTTGCTAGGTATTTTAATCGTTTTGCCAACTGAGAAATCTCTTATTGGGTCCTTGATAGTATCTGGGTTTCTTTGTGCAAACACCCACCAATACTTTGCAGTTCCATATAATTCATAACTACATAAATCAGGACGTTCATCAAAGTTTTGTGGTATGATATAATCTTCGTCATATGGGTCTTTAAATATAAAACGCTTTTTAAGTATATCTAAAACTTGATTGTTTATGATTGGAGTTTTGCTCCAAGGTGATTTAATATTATACATAACCATCATTCCTTAATTTGCCTTGCATATAATCTCTAACACTAAAATTCTCTCTAACGTCTTTCGGAGCATATGTAGTTGATAATGATAATACAAATGTGTTCATTACAGGTATTCTCACAACCCCGCCAGTAGTTTTTGAGTCATACTCCAAGTAATCGATATCTGAATCTAAGTTCCATGCAAAGTCTCTTATCATGCATGGTACTGCGTTATATAGACCGTGTGCATAGAACCGCAATACGGGAGGAGGGAGTCCAGGATTGCTATCTTGTCCAAAATTCATTTTCATAGCACTTCTAACCCACAAACCTGCTTTTACTATATATTCTGCTTGTTCTTCGCTTCGAACAACCATAGGAGCAGTAATGTTAACTTCAACGTTTTGTCCACTTTCAAATGAACGTTGTTGGAAGTTATTATGCGTAAGTGCATATTCTGAATAACTTGCACCTTGCATCGATGATACTGTAGGAGTATACGGAAAGTTTAGTATATTATCTTTCAGGCCTGCCAAAGCAAGTCTGCCGCTCGGGTCCCAGAGCCTGACTGGTTGTTTAGTTTCATATGGGTTTGCCATGAAATCTCTCCTAGTAAATTATAACAGTATTTATCGCCACATTAACTACGAACTTTTGGTGATAAATAGTATAAGTAGGAAAACACTTGACATTGTGTTCCAAATAGTGTACTATAGTACTAATTCAGGAGAAATAAACTATGGCAAGAAGACAAAACTATCTTAATAATAAAGATATGTTAAAACAAATTCACATTTCAAAGGGTAACTACTCATGGTTTGTTGACCGGGAAACCCATCACCAGCATGATATCATTTTGTATAGCACAGACGAAATTGCAGAATCCGTCGAACAAGCAAGACAAAATCGTGCAGATAGATTGCAGAAACTGGCTTGGGATGCGAATGAAGATAAAAAGAAGAAACAAGTAGATTTTTTAGTAGACCCTACTTCTTTCTCAGAAGAACAAATAGTATTCAGAGTTATGACTTTCGAACATATTCCAGATGAGCCTGGAAGAAAGCAGAACCCAAAAACTATTGCAGACACTAAAGTTAAACTAAATTTCCCACCATTCAAGCACTACACATATGTAGATGGTGTTATTAAAGAAGTGGGATATTCGCATCATAACAGCGATAAAGAATTTGATTTAAAGACAGGTAAAATTACAGCGACATTGGCAAATATGTACATCAAACTAGTAGAACGTTATTCACAACGTGCTAACTGGCGTGGTTACACATACATTGACGAAATGCGTGGACAGGCATTATTACAGTTGACACAGATTGGTCTTCAATTCAATGAAGACAAATCAGACAACCCATTTGCTTATTACACAGCCGCAGTAAACAATTCATTTACACGTGTTCTAAATATTGAAAAGAAAAATCAAGGTATCAGGGACGACTTATTAGAAAAAGCAGGTCAGGCACCAAGTTGGACTAGACAATTAGAACATGAAATGAAATCACAAGAACGTTGGCAGAAAGTCATTAAGGCTAAGATTACCGATGATGTGATACCTACTGAAACAATCAAAGAGATTTACGCTGATAATGACTAATAATTTATTCAAAAGAGCGGCCTGTTTTACCGATATTCATTATGGAATGAGAAACAATGCAAAGCAACACAATGAAGATTGTGATGGGTTTGTAGAATGGTTTATCGATGAAGCAAAGAAGAAAGACTGTGATACATGTATCTTTCTTGGTGATTGGCATCATAATCGTGCTAGTCTTAATATTTCTACAATGAAATATAGTTTAGACGGTTTACGAAAACTAAGTGCCGCATTTGAGAAAGTTTATGTTATCTTAGGTAACCACGATTTATTTTACCGTGAAAGCCGTGATGTAAACTCTGTAGAATTTGTCGAAGAACTAGAGAACGTTGTTCTAGTCAGAGACAAACTAGTTGAAGGTGACGTAGCCATTGTAAGTTGGTTAGTTGGCGAAGAATGGAAGAAAGTACCAAAGATTAAAACAAAATATATGTTTGGTCACTTCGAACTTCCTGCGTTCAAACTAAACGCAATGGTAGAAATGCCAGACCACGGTGGTCTTAAAGGCAACATGTTTGCTAACCAAGATTACGTATTCACCGGGCATTTTCATAAACGTCAAGTCAGAGACAATGTAATTTATATGGGGAATGCCTTCCCTCATAACTTTTCAGATGCGTGGGACGATGACCGAGGATGGATGTTCCTCGAATGGGACAAAGAACCTGAGTTCTTTGCTTGGCCAAATGCACCGAAATACAAGACTATTACATTGTCCACTTTATTAGATGAACCAGAGAAGTATCTATTGCCTAAAACAAGCGCAAAGATTTCTTTAGACATCGATATATCTTATGAGGAAGCAAACTTTATTAAAGATACTTTCGTAGAAACATATGACTTACGTGATGTAACTCTTGTTCCTGTAAAGAATACAGAACATGAAACTGATACGGGTGTAGATTTGCACTTTGAGACAATTGATGAAATTGTTGTATCACAGTTAGCATCACTAGATGACAATGGTAGTTTTGACCGAAACGTACTAATTGAGATTTATAACAGTCTCTAACAACATGAAAAAAATACTTATTACCGGAAACCGTAACTATGGACTTTGTCAGGCTATTTGTGACATTTTTGATACTATGGATGATATCTATTACAGTACTGCTAGTCGTAGTACCAATTTTAATTTAGACAGACATGATGAACAAGTTCGCCTAGCACAACATTTTATTGATGAAGACTATGATGTTTTTATCAACTGTTCTGCTATTTGGAAGTTCCATCAAGTTATGATAGCAGAAGAAATATACAATAAGTGCAACGATAATAATAAAATTGCTCACATTATTAATATTGGGTCAACAGCCGACACTGGAGTGAAGGGCAGAACTTGGCGTTATCCAACAGAAAAGAAAGCATTAAAGGCATACAATAGAGACTTGACGTATATGACTATGGGTGGTTCAAATGTCAAAAGCACATTAATATCATTCGGCAGTTTAACTACTCCAAGTGTTATGAAAAAACATCCAGACAGAGAGTTGATTGATGTAGAGTATGCGGCACAACTGATTTTGTGGTTGCTTTCTCAACCAGAATATGTTAATATAAATGAACTATCGGTAGACCCAATACAGATGGGTCACTTTGCCAGGGAGAGGAATAAGATTGTTAAAGATTAAGAATATAACAGTACGAAATTTTATGAGTGTTGGTAATGTTACACAAGCCGTAACATTAGAACAAGATAATCTAACACTCGTACTAGGTAATAACCTAGACTTAGGTGGTGATGGTTCTCGTAATGGCACAGGTAAGACTACATTAATTAATGCATTATCATATGGATTGTACGGTAATGCTCTTACTAATATTCGTAAAGATAATTTAATCAATAAAACAAATGGCAAAGGAATGCTTGTTACTATTGATTTCGAATACAATGGAAGTCAATACCGAATTGAACGTGGTCGTAGACCTAATGTCTTTAGATTTATTAAAGACGGAATCGACTTAAATGATTCACACGATGCCTCTCAAGGCGAAATGCGCCAAACACAAACTGAACTTGTAGATATTATTGGTATATCACATGCAATGTTCAAACACGTTGTTGCACTAAACACATACACTGAACCGTTCTTGTCATTACGTGCCGCAGACCAACGTGAATTAATTGAAGAACTTCTTGGTATCACTGAACTTTCTAAGAAAGCAGAAAAACTCAAGGAAGCAATCAAAACAACAAAAGACCAAATCAAAGATGAAGAATATAATCTTAAATCGGTTGAAGATGCAAACACTCGTATTCTAAAATCTATTAAAGATATTGAACGCAGACAACGTATCTGGAATGAAAAACATGATACTGAACTTTCTGAACTTGAAACAGGGCTTGATGCTTTATCGCATGTAGATATTCAAACAGAGATTAAAAATCACCAAGCATTGATTACACACAACGAGCAGTCTACTAAACTAGAAGAAGCAAAGCGTTGGATTTCAAGTATTGAAACAGACGATGATAAACAAGAAAGTCTAATTTCAAAATTAGAAAATGAAATTAAATTACTTGAAGACCATAAATGCCACACGTGTGGTCAAGAATTACATGATGATAAGCAAGAGAAAATTCTTACATCTAAGCAGGAAACATTAGAACAAGCATCAATGCAAATCTTAGCCAACAGTTCTCAAATGTTAGAACATTTGGGAGTAGTTGACGAAATTGGTGAACTTGGTGACAAGCCTGAAACATTCTATCAAAATCTTACAGATGCATATGAACATCAAAATTCTGTAAAGAGTTTAGAAGAACAAATAGAAAAAATTAAAAACACAGAAGACCCTTATGCCGAACAAATTGAAGATATGCGTACTGGTCATTTAGAAGAACTTGATTACACCCATATGAATACATTGATTTCATTGCGTGAACATCAGGAGTTTCTAATAAAACTATTAACAAACAAAGATAGTTTTATTCGTAAAAAGATTATAGACCAAAACTTAAACTATCTGAATTCACGTTTAGATTTCTACTTAGAGAAGTTAGGATTACCGCATGATGTTAAATTCTTAAGTGACTTGACAGTAGAAATAACTGAACTTGGTAGAGATTTAGACTTTGATAATT